ATTTAGTTTTAGCAACTACCAATTGTAGTTACAAGCCCACCAACCAGGTGTGAGTTTATCTTTCTTTTCTGAGCACTTATGGCGAGCTTTGAAACTTGCTCTACGTTTAGGATCTTTATGTTGTAAGAAATCCTGCATACCTCTATATCCAAACCTGACTATTTTTTCTTCACCCTTAGCACAAGCTTTGACTATATATTTTTGTTTAGCACCTTTTGGAGCCCTTTGAGGCTTGTTACATTTCATCTTATCTTTTCTCATCTGGGCTTTACTCTTAGCCTCCTTACGACTAGCCATTACATATAATTTGCTACTCTTTCTGGAGCATTGATTTCTCTGCCTACAGATCCTTTCATAGCTCTCTCTCCTGCCTCAAGACCTCTTTCATCTTGAATTTTTCTAATGACACCTTCAACGTCATATTCATCTAAGAATTCTTTAGGATCATACTTAGCATCTAACGCTGATGGTCTATCATTAGCTGTTCTTCTCCTTAATGTCTCCATTTCCATAATCTATCCTGGTGTTAGTGACCATACTACAAAATGCTGGTCAATCCATTCTTTTATTTTACTAGCCCTTGCTTCTGAATAACATGGATGAGATTTATTATAGTAATCAAACACCAGCTGTGATCCTTTACTAGAATTACATCTACTGCAACAGAGACCCATATTATTTCTGGTCGAATGACCTCCTTTTACCTTTGGTTTTATATGATCAATCGTGGCTGTTATCTCTGTTAGTGCTTCATCGCAGTACATACATCTCCATTCCCACGATTCAAAAATACTCTCTCTAAATTTCTTTCTCGCACTCTTCGGACTGGTAACAACAAGGTTTTGTAATAAATCATTTTCCGTATGGAACATGGGCAATTCATGCTTCATTAGGTCAACCCTAATGTGCATACATTTTCCTCATTCAGTTATTACTGGATTCTCTAGAATGTTTAATTTTTTCTTCAACATCTTCTAACAATCGGAGTGTGTAATAATGAAATCTTTCTGTTACCCAGCGAAGATCTTCTTCCTTAACATCACAGTAAATTGATTCAAGAAGTAACTCACGAGAAGGAGATTTAAGATATTGAGATACTAATCCCAGAGCCTTGAATCTTCCTTGTGTGAATTCTTCAGTCATTAGCTACTCCCTATAATCTCTTCAACAACTTCATCTTTCTTTTCTGCAAGCTTAGTCTTAATAATATTAATAAGCTCAAGAGCACCTTCTACTTTTAGAAAACCCTCCTTTGTACGTATTAAAGCTTCCTCACTATTTTTAATCTGAGTACCCAAATCCATCCTCTGATCAATTAATTGTTTTTCTAATTCAACAAGTACAGTTTCCATAATTAAATGTAGTTAAACAGATACTACTGTGATTTATTCTCAGTAACAATCTTTATAGGTGCCTGTTCAATACGAAGTATCTGAGTAGGAGCAGATTGTGAAGCTTTTTCTATAAGCTTTTCGAAGTCAGCTTTAGTTAAATTTGGAGCATTATCTTTTCTATTGATACCATCTCCCTTCTTACGAGATGCCTCAATACCAAATGTAGAAATTCCGGCTGTCAGCAAACTGGCCGGGAAGGTGATATCCTTGGGCTCATTTGCATAGCCTGGTATAGAGATGTAGTTTAAGCTAACGAGAAAACCACTCCACCCAACTACGACAAGCCTTACTATGACTGAGATAAAGGCTAATTGCTCCTCTTTATCATCTATATTTTCTTTGATCTTCTGGAGGACATTCTTCTTTTTCTTAGGATCTTCTTCTCCCTTATGATCTTCGTGACAAGACATATCTAAAATTGTATCTAAAGATAGTCTACAAGCATCAATTTTTGATACGTAAATCTAATTTATGTGGATGATAGACTTATGAATATTTATACATAAACATCATGTGGAAGATACTACCTTTTCTTCTGTTGTTTGCAGCCCCAGTCAGAGCCGATATTACTTCAAAATTATCTAGCAGTATACAGCTCCAGGTAAATGCTGCAGCGACACAGGTTGAACGGATCGGGACGAGTTACTCGGTAAGTGGATCAGGGGTGGATACAACATATACACCAACAGGTGGCAGTGCAGTTTCTGACGGACTTGGATCATTGACTATATCATCAGGAGTTGGTGCGATACCTGCGTTAGAGGTTACACAAAAAACTGCAGGTAATAGCTATTCATTCACGCAATCCTTTACCCAAGGGGATGCGGTTGCTACTAGTGCTCCTACAGTTGGTCAGGTAGGTAACTTCAGTAGTCAAACATCAACTGCATCAGGATCAGCAGGTGACTTAGCAGGCACAATCACAACTGCTGGAGCCATTACAATAACTGGAGGGGGAGCAGGTACCAGTGCTATAGGTCAATTCACTAGTGAGCTCACTATCAAATGAAACTAAAAGATCATGCTTTTGTTATTAAAGAGAATGAAGATCCTGAAAAGTGTGATACCTGTGGTCGTATTAAGCTCACTGAATGTACCTGTAGAAGGCGTTCCTGTGGTCCCAAACTTTCAGAGTGGTAGTCTTACCAGTCACACTGAGACTAGCTCTACGGTGACCGAGACCATAAATGTGATTGAATATCAGACAGGCTGGCAATATACAGTTACAGGTAATAATATAAGCACAGATAGTAATAGCTTGGTTCCTCCTGCTACAAGCACGACCCAAGCAGTAAATGGGATTAATTCTACGTGGACAAGCCTAGATGCTACAAATATGCCGAACTTCTCTGTAACAGATTCCAGCAAACCTTGGCAACTGACAACAACTCTCAGTCAACCCGGACTAAAATCTCAGACAATAATCCAGAGAACAACCGAGGTAACTTCAGTCACAGACACGGTTTCCACGTTCAGCCAGTAAAGTTTATACTGATTGCACTGAATATTCTTGGTGCTCCTGTCTATGCCAATGAGGTGGGAGGTGTGTCAGCCACTGCAAATCCAGTAGCAAATTCATCAGGGAGCGTTACGAATCAAGCTATACAAGTGCTTCAGGGTCCTTATATAACTAATACTTATGGTAATGGAGTTCAGTGTCAGGGATCTACTTTGAACATAACTCCCTTTGTAACTCTAAGTGATTCATGGAAAGAGCCTTATGAAGATATTTATATGGACCCAGTATTTGACAACAGCGATACTGACAATGATGGAGCATTGGATAATCCAGGATCTGTTCTTTATTACAAACCCACCAGAACAGGTCAGAAATCTAATCATAATATTGGATGGGGCATCTCAGCTACAATATCCATCCCATTAGATAAAAGGCACACTGAAGGCTGCCTGAAGGCTGCTGATACGCAGAATCAATACTATGCTCAGTTAGTTGCTAACAAAAGATTAGACTTTGAAATTTCAAGATTGAAGCATTGTGCGGAGCAGAAAAAACTTGGAGTATCCTTCCATCCTGAAAGTCCTTCATATAAAATCTGTGCAGATATTGTAGTGACAAATCCTCACGGTGTTATTCCGAATCATCAGCATTCGATTCCGAAATAAGTTTTTTCTTTCTCTTTAATCCTTTAAATCTTTCTACTTCTTTTTTACCTAACAAAGCCTTAATTCTTTTAATAGCCTGCTTTATTAGGGGCTTTATTAACCTTAATAATATGGGTGTTGAAGCTGCTGCAGCGGTTGCCACGACTGCGATTGCAGCCGTTGTGCTTATCTGTGATGTTGTAGGTAGATATTTCTCAACAGGTGATGTCAATTCGTAGTTTGTTATGCAGGTTTGACCGTCTGGACTGAGTGAATGTGAGACAACTTTCTCTCTGGATTCCGCATTTCTCATATCCCCTACCCTCTGGTCAGTAGGTCCGGGACAAGGCACATCTTCTTTTGTATCTGTATTTGGTATTTCACCTATGCCAGATTGGTCTGTCTTCGCTTCAGGAGGTGGTGCAACAACAGGAACTGATTCTTCCTGTACATATATAAGATTCTCTGGTTGGTAATCCATAGGTTCGAACCAAGGGACAGAGCCATCACACATGACACGAGATCCTCTCTCATCCTGATTAACAAGTTCTATGGAATTTTTATTTGCAGGATTAAATTTAACACAGCCTGGAACATCAACTATTGGAGAACCAATTTGTAATGTTACAGGTGGAGTAAAAGGTATCGAGAGATTAATATTATGAACAGAAATCGGAGTGACATTTATTTCACCTATCCCTATTGTTGGTATCTCAGACACTAGCAGTCATTAAAGTCCTGTGCTATTTGACCACCTATCTCTGCACCCTTATCCTGCCCAAACATTGCAACCCATCCTGCAGCCAACCATCCTATAACAGGTATATTACTTACAACTGGAGCTGCTTTAACTCCCACAGAAGCTCCTACAAGCCTTCCTGTAGACTCTCCACTCCCTTCTATCTTGTAGCATGCTATCTCTTTATCTGTTGGCTTATAACCCTTTGTAGAGGTGTCTGAATTAACTACCTCACCGTTCATTGTAAATTCTTTACTGATTACTATTTTTTCTTTCTTATTACCAAAGAATCCTTTTGGTATTTCACTTCTCTTTATACTATTTAAAACCTTTGGATCATTAGCCATATATGATATCTTATATCCAAATTCAGAAGCATCTACTTGATAGGTAGTATAAGGTCCTACAGGAAGATTAATTATTGGTAATCTATTACTTTTCTCAAGCAATAATGCAATATGAGATACACCAAACAGTATTCCTATAGAACCTATAAGAACTTTATTAAATCTTGATGGTCTTTGTCTGTACATTTTTTATGAGTTCTTACCCTCATTGTACAGTGATTATGAATATGGGCTAGTGCCTAAAATATCTGTTTTCCACTGTGCTTTCAAAGCGTCTGCATCTGAAGCAGCAGCTATACCAGAGTCAGCTGGAGCATCTCTTAATGCTTGTTTTTTAGAAACAATAGCTGAAGTATCTGCTGAAGCTTCTAATGCTTTTTGAAATTCAATGTCAAGTTCTGCAAGTTTTGGTGTTCTTGCTTCTCTTATTTTTGTTTTGTGAATTTCTCTGGCTTTCGCCATGTCAATACCAAATCCCATGTTTTACTCCGTATAAGTCCAAGCGTTTCTGAAACTCCTATCTGTAGGAATAGCAGACTTATCAACAGTATAAACTGTCTTTCCGCTAGGGCAATCTTTATCTTTAATTTGATCTAAAGTTAAATCTGTATTATCTGCTGGACAGACAATATTAAGGTTGCCCTCATCATCTGTATAAATGAATCTTTTGTCTGAATTTGCCATAAGTCTTTTCTTTTTATTATATCAAAGAATTATTGATCGCCAAAAATACCAACCCCAACAATTTCAGAATCAGTTTCTTGAGAAGGAAAATCAGGGTCGCCAAAACACTCACATTTTACGCTACCTGTATTTAAATTAATAAAAGTTATTCCGTCAAAATGACCTACCGTTACACCATCTTGTGAGTTCATACCAACAACAAGATAATTTGTATCTGACATTGCATTAGAAAAATTTATTGTATATGTGCCAGTTGCATTATCGGTGACAGAACTTACATTGAAGTTATCTCTGATCGCTACTGTTGATTTTCCGTTAAAATTTACCCATACTTTTGCTCTGCCCTGTTCAATTTGTTCTGGAGTTGAACTAGATCCACCGCTTGTATTTTGAATTGTGTTGACTTTAAGTGTTGACATTAGTTATCTCCTATAGCTATACACCAGAGATTTATGGCATCTCTTAATGAGTTACTTGTGTTTCTGAATTCAAATTCAGATTTGTCTGTCGCTGGACTTTTCGGTATACACATACGACCACCACCGCCAGAATCTTCTTGTCCAGCAGATACAATGGCATAGTCATTATTACTAAAATTACTTGACCAATTAACAAAACTCTTCCCAGTTCCATTATCCGATACTGAGCTAACTCCGAAACTGTCATCAATGGCAGCACCACCACTTGTATGCCATTTACACCAGGCTTTTACTAGCTGTCCTTTTTCAGTACCACTACTGTTTTGAAAAACAGTTAGATCACTTGATACACTTTTAATTGTACCTACGTTTAATGTGCTCATGGTTTTGGATTTGCGTCTTTAACGGCTTTTATGTGGGTAGCCCACGTTCCAGTTGTATCTAGTTTACCTGCAACTATATCCTTGTATAACATATCAAGTTGATCTCCTAATGAGGCATACTTTGTAGAACCATCATGAGTTCTATCTGTTTGATATTTAATAGCAGCTGCTTCAGCATCTAACGTAACTCTTGCAGCATCAACTTTTGATTGTTCAATCGTAACTTGATTGCCAGAATCATCTTCAATTTGACCGCTATCGTCAATTATAACCACGTTAGGATATGCTTTGCGGATAGCATCATGATCTAAGCTCATGCGGATACCTCCATTGCTGTTATCTGAGAAGTAAAACCAACACCACTATTTAAATTTCTTCTGTTTAATCTCATTGTACTACCACCGTTTTTCTGACATTGAATTTTATATGTAGTTGAAGATGTTGTACCTGGACTATCTAAAAAAGTACAGGTTATATCTTCAGTACTTCTATTGTCTACATTGTAAGACTCTCCATCAACCATTCCAAAGCCATTAAGTGATGAACCTACCGTTGATACATTAATTGCGGTTGAACCTCTTAAAAGCCTAAAAATACAGAGCTCGTCTGGTGCAGAAACTTCTAAATTAACTATTATTAAAATTTTATTTGAGCTAGAACTTGGAGTTATAGCAACGCTCATTCCAGTAACATCAAAAAATGAACCATTAGTAGATGAACTAAATTCATTTGTTTTAACTGTTTGTTTTACTTGTATTATTCCACCACTAGCTCCAGAGGGGAGACCTCCTCTTGGGACGATACTGTCAACTTTTAATTGGCTCATAGTAATATTTTATCAGTATTATTTTTTGACTAAACAATGGTGTAAGTCTCACCAGATCCTACTGTGACTGTAACTCCGTTATCTATAGTAATTGGTCCAAAACTACCAGCATTTTTACCATTTGTTATGGTGTAATTAGTTGTTATATTCTGGCCATTTTCATAAAAAACTTCATCACTTCCACCACCTGTAGCTCCAGCAGCTACTCCTGTAAGATTTGATCCATCTATTGCAGGTAAAGCTCCTGTGAGTTTCGATGCTGTAAGAGTTGCTATACGGGCATCGGCAATAGTTCCTGAAGATATATTTGATGCATTCAAGTTTGTTAAACTTGCTCCACTTCCAGAAAATGTAGTCGCTGCTAAAATTCCGTTTGATGAATTGAAAGTTAAGTTACTTCCTGTTTTAGGATTTAAATTACCTGATGCACCTGTAGTGAATACAGGAAAACAAGTAGTATCTGATGACTCATCACCAACCGATATGGTTGTTGCTATTGCTGCCGTTCCAGAAGTATTCTGATTTCCTGCAATATTGACACCTGGAAGATCTATACTTGCTGATCCATTAAAACTTACACCACCAATATTTCTAGCTGTTGTTAATGTTGCAGCTGATCCTGTAGTGTTTTGATTAAGAGTTGGAACTCTAGATGCACTTATAGTTCCTGAAGATATGTTTGATGCATTTAAAGAAGTTAAAGATGCACCAGATCCACTAAAACCTGTAGCTGTAAGTAATCCAGATGAGGAGTTAAATGTCAGATTTGATCCTGACTTTGGACCTAAAGAACCTGTTGCTGCTGTGGTGAATAAAGGAAAACAAGTAGTATCTGATGACTCATCAGCAACTGTAATTAATGCACTTGAAGGAGATGTAAATGATAATACTCCAGCTCCATCTGTGATAAGAACTTGTCCATTACTCCCTTGATTTGAAGGGAACGTAACAACTTTAGTTCCATTAGAAACAACAGAGACTAATCCACTACCACTTCTAAAGAGCCCTGTGTCGGTGTCCGTGGTAAACGTAATACTTGGAACAGCCGATGTACCATCAGGAAATGTTCCACCAGCATTTACATAATCTGCACCTGCATAAATTACACCAAAGAATGCATGTCCACCGGTAGGAGCAGAACTGAATACTATATTAGTTCCAGATAATTTGAATCCAGCAGAACCTGTAGGATCAGGTTCCTGGACTACACCATTTACTGATATTAATAATTGTGATTCAAATTTTGGAAAAGGAACAGGTGCTGATCCTCCAACCTGTAAAGCAAACGAAGTTTCACTACCATTAAAACCACTCGATATATCATCTATGATTTTATAATCTTCGTTACTTCTTATATCATTTCCTATATAAGGCATAGGCAATCAACTACGATATTCTTTTTTCTCTCCTTATTTTAAGGTCAGTAATCTTTAGAATTACTAAGTATTAGGTCCTGCAGTAGATGGCTGTGTCGGCCATACAACATCATCAGAAGTTTTATCTTTATAAGTTTGAGGAAGATCTCTAAGAATCTGTCTGTATGCAGCCCATTGAGCCTGATCTATTGTTGTGTCCGGATTCATAGTCCAATCACTGGACTTTAATAAGTAATTTCTTTTCTTCCTAACATTTTCCCAAGTATCATCTTCTAGTTCCAATACCTTATGTTCATTTATTCTTTCATCTAAAGAAGCAACTTCAGCCTTAAGAATCTCAAACTTAATAAGCAAATTAGAGAGATCAATATTTTGTGTTAAAGCCATTTTATGTTTGTTCTAGATAACTTACTGCAGCATCTAAAGCACTTGCTGTTCCTGCATTTATCCGCAAAACATCATTTGATTGCATAATTATTTTTGATCCACTAATTATTTCTAATGATGATCCTGCAGGAACTGGAGCATTCTTGATTAGAAATACATCATCTCCGCTGTTTGTGACTAAGAAAACATCAACCTGAGCACTTGATGCTGATTTATTTGAAATTAAAATACTTAAAATAACTAGAGTTGCTGAAGCTCCTGCACTAACCACATTGGTTGCTGCATTGCCTGTTCCTGAATTACTTACTGAAGATTTAGTATCAATCTTAAAGGTGTTTGCCATATTATCCTAAAGCCAGTATGAGAGCGATTTGTGATGAGCTATCTAATTCTCCACTAACAGTTAGATTTCCTGAGATAATCAAATTACTGTTATTAGGAATTGAAACTGTGCCTGATGAATCTATTGTAAGCCTTGCAACTCCTCCGGTCACTAGCTGTATTTGATCCTGTCCAGTGCTCATTATTCCAGTATCTGGATCATTAGCAAACTTTAATGCACAGCTGGATAATGATCCTAATGCCAGATTAGAATTACTAAAATCTTCTCTTAATAAAGCGAATCCACCTAGTGTGGTTGCATCATGAATACAAACTACTTTCTTTTGAGTATCTACAGTTACTTCACCAACTGCTCCTATAAAAGCAGAGTGTTCACCAGTTGTTCCTCTTCTGAATTGTACTTGGGTTGCCATAATACTATTTTAAATTAAACAATCGTGTAAGTCTCGCCAGATCCAACAGTGACAGTGACACCACTATTTATAGTTATAGGACCGGCAGACATAGCGTTTTTACCATTAGTTATGGTGTAATTCGTTGTTACTGTTTGACCATTTTCATAAAAGACCTGATCACTTCCTCCACCTGTCGCTCCGGCAGATATACCTGTTAAGTTTGCTCCACTGACTGCTGGCAGAGTTGAGGGAAATCTTGCATCAGGAATTGTTCCAGAAGAAAGATTACTTGCATTCAATGAATTAATTACCGAAGAAGTAACATAACCTGCACCATTACTTATCTGATTATTATTGGTTACATTTGTAGCACTTGCAGCTATTCCGTCTAATTTATTTTTTAAAGTTGTAGTAAAATTATTATCAGTTTGACTTGCAACTACAAAATCAAGTGTACCGTCAGAGTCTTGATACGTAACAGTAATACCTGTTTCAGTATTACCTGTAACCATGCCTCCAACAAAATCTTCAACTTGTTCTTCAGTTAACGTCGAAGTTATAAATCCTGCTCCATTTGTTAACTGGTTTGTATTAGTAACATTAGTAGCACCTGTGGCTATACCATCTAATTTATTCTTCAGAGTAGTCGTAAAATTATTATCTGTTTGTGAAGCTACAACAAAATCAAGTGTACCATCAGAATCTTGATACGTAACAGTAATACCTGTCTCAGTATTTCCTGTGACCATTCCACCAACAAAATCTTCAACTTGTTCTTCAGTAAGAGTTGAGGTTATAAAACCTGCTCCATTCGTCAACTGATTTGTGTTAGTTACATTAGTTGCACCGGAAGCAATACCATCTAATTTATCGTGGTGTGCTACAGACATTACACCAGCAGCAGAACCAGATGCTTCATTTATAGTTGCATTATCTCCCGTGCTACTTGTTACAGTTACAGAACCTGTTGCTGTAGAAACACCCAGGTTTGTAGTTGTAGTAACTGAATTTACAGAAACAGCTGTAACAAATCCTCTTGCATCTACTGTTATTGACGGAATTGCTGTTGCAGAACCATAAGACCCGGCACTGACACCTGAGTTCGGAACACTTAGAGTAACTCCTCCTGAAGTACCTCCACCTGATAAACCAGTTCCTGCAGTAACAGCTGTGATGTCACCTTGTGGTACACCTGCTATTTCTGTATCTACGTATGCTTTAATTGACTGCTGAGATGCAACCTTAGTGGCTGAGTTACTAGCCATGTTATCTTCATCTAAGAAAGCAGTACCACTCAATCCTGTGTTTAATACAGGACTGGTTAGTGTTTTATTAGTTAAAGTCTGTGATCCAGTAAGTGTTGCAACAGTCGAGTCTATAGCGAAAGTAGCTGTAGTTCCTGATCCACTTGTGTCTATTCCAGTTCCACCAGTAAGTATTAATGCTTCTGAATCTAAATCGACATCAAAGTTTCCAGAATCTGTCTGTACATCTAAATCTTCAGCAGTGATCTGAGCATCAACATAAGCCTGTGTTGCTATAGTTCCACTAGCATTTGGAGCAGTTAATGTTCTTGTAGTGCTTCCAGATATTCCTGAACACTCAAAAGCAAGTTGTTTTGTATTATCTGAATTATCTCTGATTCTAAATCCACTGTCATTAGTTATTATCGCAGTGGAGGTTACAGAACTTAAGCCAGCAAGTGTCGTGCTACTATTGCCCAAGGCAATAGCAGTACTACCAACAGTAAGAGAACTGTTAGCCAGCTGTGAGTTAGGGATAGCATTAGTTGAGAATTCTCCTGTACCCGAATTGTAAGTTAAGCCTGATCCCGAAGCAACACTTAATGTGTTTAACAGTGCAACTGTTCCCGTTGCATTAGGTAAAGTTATTGTTTTATCTGAACCGGAAGCATCGGCTGCTGTAAGTATTATCTCATTTGCATCAGCCGTAGATCCTTCAAATGTAATATTTCCACTTGCAAGTGTTATAGAGTTAGCACCATCAGCTGCACCTGAAATCAATGTAGTAGATGCTAAAGAAGTTAATCCAGTAATAGTTGAAGCTGTCGCTCCTAGAGAAACACTTGTACCTCCTATTGTTACTGCTGAGTTAGCTAGATTACTATTAGCAATTGAAGATGCAGTTGATAATATAGTTCCTGTTTCATTTGGTAATGTAAGAGTCTTATCTGATCCTGTTGCATCTGCAGCGGTTAATATTATTTCATTTGCATCAGCAGTTGATCCTTCAAATGTAATGTTTCCACTACCAATCTCAATAGCATTAGCTGCATCTTCTGTACCTGCTATTAGAGTCGTTGAAGCTAAAGAAGTTAAACCTGCAAAGGTTCCTACAGTTGCACCCAGAGCAACACTTGTGCTTCCAATTGTTACAGTTGAATTTGCTAATTGACCATTAGGTATTGCACTAGTTCCAAACTCCCCGGTTGAACTGTTATATGTCAGTCCTGATCCAGAGGCTATACTTAATAAACCTCTTATATCTGAGTTAGAAGGACCTGTATAAGTTATTACTCCAGTTGAATTGTTATATGCAAGACTTCCTAAACCTCCTGCATCCGTTACCGATACAGCTGCTCTAGCCCTGGTATTTGTAAAATATAAATTTGTATTCTCTCCGAGGTCGGCTGTAGTATTACCAGCAAAATCTAATTTATCTGTAGGAGTATTTACTTCCTGGAATAAACCACTTACCAGCGTAATAGCCTTACGTGTTGCCATCTTTTAATTACTACTATTAGTTCCTTATTTAATAAAAAACTTTTATTATTCTTCTATTTTATCTTTAACAATTTTAGCGAAGCTGAATGGGACGCTTTATTTTTAAAACTATTTGGTTACTAGTTCCTGCTTCTCCTACCAAAGTCACATAGTGACTGGCTGTTGTTGGAAGTGTTTTAGTAAGAGAACCTGCAGATGATGCAGATAAATAATATAATTCACCTGGATCTATTGATGTTGATACGGCAACCTGTCCAGTTACTATTACACGAACTTGATTACCTGCAGTAACTGTAGTTTCTGCAATCCCAGCTACTACTGCTTTATCCAAGGTATCATTAGCAATTGCTTTTCCTACCTGACCATCAGAAGCTCTGGCAAACAATACATCACCTTGAGTAACATTTTCAAATGCATTCACTACATAACCAGCTACTTTAAAAACAATAGGATTAGGCATTGTTGAAACAATATCTGTCAGTACAGCAGTCAATCCTTCAGCATTGCCTGAATATGGTTCTAAATCTTTTACATCAGCCATTATCTTAAGAGTATCGGAGGTTCAATGTGAATAGCGAGATCAGTTGCAGTTGATGCCTCTCCTACACGAGTGACTGCTTTTCCTGCACCTGAAGGAACTGAGGTGCTGATAGCTCCCGCAGTAGAGTCTGACAAGAAAAATAAATCACCTGCATTTAAAGAACTGAGTGTTTTAAGTCCTGTAACTATGACTTTTACAGTGCTATTAGCACTAACAGTTGCATTAGCAAACCCTACAACAGTGGCATTCTCTATAGTTCCATCAGCTGCACTTGCTTTCCCTACCTGACCATCAGAGGTACGCATAAATAATGCATCTCCATCAGTAACATCTTGAAATGCAGTAGCATTAAATCCTACCTGTAATGGAGCAAAGGTTGGAAATCCTTCTTTAAAATCTATTAATGCATCGACTAAACCTCGCATATTATTTTCATAAGGTGAACGAGTCATTGTAAAACTATTGGCAGTCAATAAATCTACAAGAATCTTTATCGCACCTTCTACATTTGGTTCTCCTTGTGCCATCTAATTTTAAGTTTCGTATGAAACTATTCTAAGTTGTTAAATCCTTTAGAATAGAAGTAAAGAAAGACAAAAGATTTGATGGACCCAGAAGTTATTGCCATTGCTGTGACCAGTGGATTAGCAGCTTTCACTGGTGTTATAAAATCTTTAAATGGATTTAATGATAAAATTCAGAGAAGATTTAACAAGTTGCAAGATGAAATCAATCGTGTGGAGGATGACATGGTGCGTGGTTACGTATTAAAACAAGATTTTATTCGTGAGATGGATATAGTCCATCAAAAACTCGATAGAATATTAGAATTAATGATTAAACAGAACTCTAAGTAAGTTTAGATAATATTTTTATAGCTTTCTTACGTGTCTTACATTTCTCTGCTTTGAGATTAAGTTTAATTAGTTTCTTATCGCAGTCCTCTATCTCTACTTCCCTTGAACCAGATATCTCTTTTTTCTGATTTAGTTTTTTCATCCCACCGTTTTCCTGCTTGTTTTGTTTGTTCTTCTATATTCATGCAATGTTCACAATCACATTTCTCTTTTAAGTTATCGCAGTCCATCCCCCGATGCTAGTTCTATAAATGTGTAAAGTAGTTGTTGATTCTATAAAGTGTAACTGACCATTTACAGGATTAGATGGAAACCCTGTATTAGTTATAGAAGCTATTGCTTTTGAATACTTCCAATCAGTCCCATCATGCACTCTAAATAGTTCTGTACTTGATGTATCAAGCCATGATTCACCTTTCGAAAAACTATTAAATCCAGTAGGTGAATTATTAGGTTGGGTAGATCCTACATGAATCGGTCCTACTTTAATTAAACCAGTGCTTGGAGAAGCAACATTATCAGCAAAAAATAATCCAGGATCTCCAGAATTTATATTCACACAAAGTTCACCAGCTGCTATTCGAGTTGGTACTGGTCTGTCATTTAATAAACTTGATCTTCTAGTTTGAATCTGTATAGTCATATTTAATTTATATAGAGTCCTGCATCTACATTTATGGTTTGCTCCACACCTGGATTATAAGTTGAGCAATCCATAGAACTTATACCTGCACCTGTTATTCTTTCTCCATTTAGATATGTACCTCCTTCAACTTCTCCAAATTGAAAGTCAGGTGTAAAATCAGTCAGTGGTTGGTTGACTAATCCTATACGCACATCTTCTATTAAATCAAAGTCTAGATTAAGAACTTTCTGCATGGTCATTAATGTAGTTACTGCATTATTTAATATTTGTCCATCACGACTTAGTTCATTATTATTTCTTCTAATAGTGTCTGTAAGTTTCATAGTTACAAGATTAGGACTGAACTCAGCTATTTCTTCTGGTGCATTACCTTGACCAAACTCAATGTCTTTACTTCCTGTCCAGGGTAATCCATATCCTAAAAATGCTAGGCGTTCTGCAGCTTTTCTAGTGCGATTTTGTTCTTTATCAAAATTCTTGTAGAATTTATCTAGAGCATTACCTGCTGGCTGATCGTTAGGTTCAAGTAACCAAGTATCAACATATTCATGTATTCTTAAATTACTAACAGTACAATCTCCCTGTGTTGTTCCGGAGAAAGGATAAACAATTACAATTGTATTTTCATCTGGAACAGAGCTAATTACGTATTGCCCATCTAACAAATCACCACTTGTAAAATCTATAGTTACTCTCTTATTAATTAATAATCCATGATTGATTATAGTTATTGATACATTTGGTCCACTCTGTTGATATCTTCCTTCAAAAGAAAATTTATCATTACCTTCATCATGTTTCATAGACCATAATGCTGCATAGATATGTTTACACCAACGTGTCTGATAGTATAAAAGACCTGGTAAAGATGCCTCTGGATCATCATTATATTCAGGTATTTGATAAAAGTTAGATGTTGGAGCATATCCAAAGTCACTAAATACGCCAATATTATCTCTGGTATTAATTACATTTCCTTCTCTATCTTGTCGTGTACCTGGAATAACACTATCGATACCTGTTATAGGAAATCTTGCATCAGTATTATCTTTATATAAATTATATTTTCTACGACGCATAAAATCTGGACAGTTGCATTGATATCTAATTTCTGTAGTAAGGAATCTATCTTGAGATGCAAGAAAACCTCTAGGTGCAGGAACTACTGTCTTTGCTTTATTATTGACAAGTTGAACACCATAACTTTCATCACGCTTGAATAATATTTCATCAGTAGTTAAATCAACTCCGGTAACTGTATTACCTACATAGTTATTAAAATCAAATCCTTTTATTCTTCTTTTAACCGTTAGATTACCACTAGCAGTAGCACTTATAATTGACTCTGCTGTAAATTCAGTTGTACTCGTAACTATTATTCTGTATAAACCAGTCTTTGTATTACCTGTTGATACCTGTAGAAAAACTTGATTACCTGTAGATAACCCATGAGCAGAACCACAAGTAACTGTTACTGTATTACCTGATTGAGCATAAGTAGAAGTAATTCCTGGATCACGTTCTATTACACGATCAACAAGTCTTTCACCAGTTAATAATGTAATAGGTGTCGGCATACTTCTTATTTTTACTCTTTGCTCTGTCCATCTGGTATCAGCAAATCCTTCTGCTGTATCTGCAAACTCCTGTCTTACATTGACAGTTCCAGCTGTTGTTAATGAAGCTGCACTTGTACATGTGAAAGTATCTTCAGTTGTAGAAGTTATAGTCAGTGTTTCATCAACTGCAGTTCCTGATGTGTAATCAAGAAAGGCACTTTCTCCTATACGTAATCCATGTCCGACTAAGGTGACAGTAACAGTAGTCCCATTCTTATCATATGTTCCTGCTTTTGCTGCAGTGACATATCTAACAGAATCAATAGGTAAACCAAGATCATAAAGGTTAAGACTATTAGCATCACGTATACCAACTGTATGTTCTCCTTCTTCATTACCAGCACTAGGGAAAGTAAATATTCTTACAGGTACAAAAAGACCTGGAAATAATTGGAATGTAAAGAACATTCTAAAATCCCCTCTTATATTTCTACCTGTAGCAGATGATCCTAAGTACTGTTGAGTTATAACATATAGTTCATATCCTCTTCTCCACCTACACCAAGTACTATCGAAGTCATAGAATCTGACTTCACTGTAATCATCCTGACGACCTAGCGGAACAAATTGATAAGGTATCTCAGCATAATCTCCCTGATTTGATTTTTCTTTTTTTAATACAGCATCAGAAAAACCTTTAAAAGAATTATCAAAAGAAGTACCAAAACCAGATCTTCTTCTTGGCATTTATTTAAAACTTATAATTGAAACCTACTCTTGCACCATATTGTGTAGGTCCTCCAAAATCCTGTCTACCGAAAACAGTGGTATTTATTCCTTGATCTTTATTACCAAATGTTTTTTCAAAACCTACACCTGAAAGATCTGCTGTTACTCCCGTCTGATTAATTCTATTTATAAGATTCTTAGTTTTTGTTATAGCATCGACATTACCATCCTCAGTATTTTCTTTAGTATCTTCTGTTTCATTTTTATTATTTTTTCTTTTATTAAATCTTTCTTTCACAAAATTCTTCGCAAAATCTGTAGCAGCATCTTTAGCACCTGTTTCCTCTAAGAACTGACCAATAATTGGTACTGGTCTATTAATAGAAGAAGCTATTTCTCTAGATTCTCTATCCATCTTTAGTAGTATCCACCTTGTACATTCACATAGAATCCATTAGTAAGAGATCCTGTACCACTGATACCTACATGTAAACCTGATCCACGAGGTAACATCAATCCTCTTAATTTAGGAGCAAGTGTGCTGTTAGCACTAGTAAAGTTACTTCCTGCATGAGCTACAGGTGAATTTATCAATGGAAGTATTAATTTCTCAGTTAAACTAAAACTTTGATCTGCAGGAACAGATTCAACACTAGCAGTAAACAAAGGTAAAAACTGTGAAGTTCCTGTCACTGTGGTCACACTAGTCAGATAAAATACAAAATCAACTGGCTTCTGAATATTTACATTACTAGAACCTATAGTTCCTGAACTAGAAGAAGTTGCTGTAAAAGTATTAGTGCCAGTTATGGCTGTCACTGTTACTTCTTCAACTGGTGCTCCACCACTCTGCACATCAAAGAATAATTTCTGACCTACCTTAAAATTATGGTTAGTTAATGTGATAGTTAAAGTTGTACCAGATCTAGTGTATGTGGCTGCACTTGCCGTTACAGGATCAATAACTCTATTGACATCCTTTGTATATCTAATAAATATCTCATCAATATATGCACCACTAATTTGAGTATCTGTTAATGCTTGGTCAACATCAAATACCTTAGTCACATTACCAATTGATGTAGGTAATAAACTAGTGGAAAATAATTGTCCTGTCTGTGTTCTTACAAGAGTGCTGTTAGATGCTGGTCTATCCAACATCATAGGTTGTTTATTTGTTGAGGTAGATGCCAATTTACTGTCCTTCTTTTAGAT